TTTCGCTACTTTGTATAGCTAAGCTCTTTGTAGATTTACCTCTAAAATTCATATAATCCCAAGCTCCTAATCTATTACGCCAAGCTAATCTAATATTATCATATCTTGTACAACTTTGGTGTCTATCATCTACTCCTGTTTGTGTTGCTCCGTATCTATAAAAATAATAATATTTAGTACAACGATTTCCTGTTGTATTATCTGTGCTACCAAATATTCTATAATAAGCCCAATCTGCAAAGTCGCTAGGATTAGCTGAAGTATTTAGAGTTTGTGTTTCTAGGTTTTTTGTTCCACACCCAAAATATAAAATACTTTTATTAACTTCTACTGCTGTTTCCGCTTCAGCAGCAGTTGCTCCGCCATTAGCATTACTATTCTCAAAAGGTTGAGCCGCACCTATAATAACGCCTGAGCTATCGTAATATTCAACAAACATATACTCTAATTTATCTCCCTGATTTAATATACCATCATCAGCATCTCCCTGTTTGAAACATATAGTTAATAAATCTAAATTATCAGCACTTGCACTACTCCCTCTAACAAATTGAACAGTAGGAGCATTAGTAAAAAATCCATAACTATCTTCTGCACTATCACTATTCATAAAATAAGTTAAAGGAAAATTAGTTCCATTAATATCTAATCCACCTACATTAGCAGCAGTTTTAGTGAATGGAGTAGCAGCAGGTATCACATAACTATCTGCTGTTTGTGAGCTATCATATAAGGTTGGAGATAATGTCGCTGAGGCTGCATATTCATAAAAGAATTTTACTGTCACTTTAGCACATTGATTACTATTTTGGCTAAAAGGTTTTGCTGTTTCTACTACGCCTAAACTATGTATAGTATTAGTTGTTGAGTTTTGATTTGTGTCTGTTGTTTCTATATAACTTCTTACAAGATGGCTAATATCAAATACGCCTACATCAGATCCGTTTCTATGTATTTTTAATACTGATTTTTCAACTCCATTTATTTCTAGTTTTAATACATATCTATATTTGAATACAGCAGCAAAGTCAGTATCTCCATCAGTAAATATATATACTAAAGGAGTATTCGCTGGCGATAGTAAATTAGGTTTTTGTGATATTGTTTTTCCCATATTATTATGCAGTTAAATTTATACTCATTTTTTCCATTGGATCAGGTAATTTTTCTAATAAGGTTTCTAAATCTATTGCTAATCCTTGAACAACATCTTCAGGTAATCTTTTAAAATTATCTTCTATTGGTTTGCTTACAAATTGCGTTCTTACTAAACCTCTCCTTTTAATACTTAATGCTATTGCAAATGCTAACCCTCTTTGGTTTTTACTTGATATTCCCTTCCTTTTTACCCAAGCTAAAATAGGACGTAGTGGTGGTTGTTTAAGCCCAAATTTAAAAGGACTTCCCAATCCTCTCGCTAATCCTGTACCCCCCCTTTTAGATTGAGTACCCTTTTTTGTAGTACCCCCTGTTGATCCACCTGCTCCCCTTACGCCCTCATCAATAAATCTCCAATAGTAAAATGCCTTACCAAAAGACAAATTCATATCTGCTCCATTTTTGGTATATTTAGCATTAAATTTATAATCCCTTTTTAAATTCCCTGTGGCGTCTTTTTTAAAAAATCTTAAAATATTTTTACCCTGCAATACTACATTCTCTCCAAATAAATCTATTTCTTCTCTAGCCCTTTTCATATCTCCTGAGATGAATTTTCCGTCAGAGCCTCTTAATCTTAATCGTAGCATTATGTATTGGGGTTATTATCACTTGGCTCAATAGGAGCGTTGCAAAGTGAATTAGGATTATTAACTTGTAATGTAAATTCTGCTGACCACCCTGTAAGCATATTAGCAAATCTAACTGAAAATGGCTCTACATTAATAGGCAATTCTAATACTACTTCATCTGGAACATAACTATATTTTTTACCACTATCATCTCCTGAAGTTTGTAATGATAAATTCTGTTTAAACTCTGCTATAACATCTTGCATAATTTGTAGCATATCCGTCCACACTACGTTTCTGTCGCTTAAATCTTCTTTGATAACAGATAGGGTAAATACAGTAAAAGAATAAGTTAGAACGCCTTGATCTACTGTTGTTGTGCCTGGCTCAATATAGAGTATAGGAAAATCAGATTGATCTAGTTTATTTATATCTACCTCATCTAACAATCCACTATGAAATGAGTTTAGCAAATAGTGGTTAGTAGCTATATTGTTAAAGTCATCTACTATGTTTTTAAAGGTTATCATTTTTTATATTGTTTATAATTATTTTTCTCTATTCCTATTTTGTCCTGTTGATAGCTTAAATATGTTAATACTAAATATAATTCTAGTTTAGTAACAGGCTCTATGTTGAGAGGATTTTCAGAACACAAACCAAACACTATATTGTACCACCCCCATTTCTCACTAATTGACGAAGCTCCTGCACTTTCTTCTGCTGATCCTCCTCCAAATAATTGAGCAAACTGTGATGTAGTTTTTTCCCTAAACGAAAAAAAAAATTCAATGCTGACATTGAAACTGATATAGGAAAGTCCTTAAACAAATCTTCCTTATATTCATCAGGTTTATATTCCTCAATAGAGTATCTAGTTCCTCTTTCTTTTACAATAGGACGATACATAATACTCATTATGCTATGTAGGTTTGTGTTCGTTTCTTTACAGTATTCTTCTATATCAATAAACTCGCCTAAACTAATATTACTAAAGTTAGGTATCAATCCATACCTCTCCCCATTAAACTCTATCTTCTTAATCAGTTCTTCTTTTTTAAATTCTGAGTTTAATAATTTCATTAGCGTTTTAGTAATATCAGATAAATCTTTGTACTTAAATTTAGATAGCATTTCCTTTTTAACATTACAAAGAACGCAAACCACCTCTACATTAAACTGATCTTCAGGTAGCTTTTTTTCCTGTAATTCTGTAAATTTTTGGTACATACCTATTGTTATATCTTTCCATTCAGTAGGTATTGTTAGCTTTATTTCTTTTACTCCCATTTTAAATAAATATAATTTTAGTGTTTTTGTTCATAATATATAATACTTGCCTGAATAATTAGTTGTTAGCTTATTCAAAGCAACGTATCTAATAGCGTCTATTAAGTGATCTGATTGATTAGTAGCTGGTTTATTTATAACGTGTCCGTTCTTATCTACTAGCCATTTGTAGTATTTAAACTCATTGATAGCATTACTACTGTTCTTTGTTATATGTAGCTTAAAACGCCTTAAAACGTCTATTCCCATATTAATACTATCAGCTCCTTTTTTAGCCCCCTTAATATTAAAATTTTGTCTATGCAGTTCTTCTATTGACTTAGGCTCTGCTGAATCTGCGATAATTTCTGTTTGTCTAGTTATATTAAACTCCCTTAACTTATGAGCTATGTCTTGGTTGGTTAGTCCTTTGCTATATAGCAGTTCATTAATATACAAATCATCATTTAACTTATATACTTCTACTATTGCTGTTGGATCATTTGAGTAGCCAAAGTCCATACCTATTGCTATAAGCGTTGCTTCGCTAGGCACGCTATTAGCTATCTCAAATTGCCTAAAGATTGTTTCGGTAGGCTGAGCCATATCTCCTAATCCGTAAATTGTCCAATAGTTACTATCTAATTCTTTTAATCTTTCTATCTCTTTAATAGTTTCTTCTGGTAAAAAAGGATTATCTAAATAAGTTGATTTAATAAAAGTACAATCCTCTCTATTCATTACATTATCGTATATCCAACTATAAGGATCAGATGGGTTGAAATCTAAATAGATGTTTTCTGTTGTTCTTAAACTGAGCTGTACCCAATCTTCAAAAGCAAATTCATTTGCCTCATTAAGCCAGAGTATGTTTCTCTTACGCCCTCTAATCTTCTGAGGCATATCCACAGAAATAAATTCGATTTCGTTTCCATTCAATCTGTAAGTAAGCTCTGACTTATTATGCTTGTCAGGATTGTAAAGATTGTGGCTTTCTAGTATATTAAAAAAATCTCTATAAGCAGTTCCTTTAAGAGCAGGTAGCGTTTTCCTACAAATAGTATATACCTTTCCTTTGCTCTGTAATGCTTTAAGTATTATTAATTGAGCTAAACTATATGTCTTGCTTGATCTTGTACCACCTTGATTAACTA